AATCAAGTTGATCAGATAATATTTACTGATGACTGTTCAACGGACTCTACTCCAGAGATTGCAAGTAAGTACGCAAAAGTGTATTCTACTTCTGAAAATCTTTTTATAAAACACGAAGGCCAATTAAGATCTGAAGCTTGGGCAAATCTCTCTAAGCATGCAAAACCAGGCGATTGGATTGTTGCAATAGACGCAGATGAAAAGATTTATACATTAGATAATTTTAGTCTTGAAGACGTCCTAAAAAGATCTCCTTATGATGTGGTTAACGTCAAAAGATATGAGATGTGGAATGAAGAGGGATATAGAGTCGATAAGATGTGGGCCCCTCACAATACCATGAGAATATTTAGATTTAGTGAAGGCGGAGTTTATTTAGATAAAGTATTAGCCTGTGGTTCTGAGCCAACTTATGTTTTTGATTGGGTAAGAAAGAGAAACTTTTGGCTAGACTCTGGTATAATAATGCAGCACCTTGGATACTTAAAAGACGAGGATAAGCAAAGTAAATATAATAGATATACAACAATAGATAATGGGCAATTTCATAATATTAATCATATAAATTCAATAAAAGACGATACAACAGTATTGATACCTTGGGGTATCTTTGGAGATAAAAAGGTAGATTTAAAATGAAAACTTTAGGTGCAAAAGAAACGATCAAACAACTTACATATAGAATGTCTAATAATACTAGATTTGCATATGTAAATTTTTCTAAGTCCGCTCTACTAGCAGCTTCTGGTAAGATTTCACCAGAAAAAAGACCACCAAAAATGTTTACTAAATCAATTATTAATTCTATTCAAAATACAGATAAGAATTTCATGAAGTCTGTTCCGCACTTTATGCTGGAGAATAATGAAGGGTTTGACATTAAGTCAATTCCAGGGATAGATAAATCCATCATTTATGATGGCGGTATGTTTGAATATTACTTCTTAAATAAAAGAGATATCTTTGATTCTTTTACTAATTTTTATATTAAGAATTCTAAAAATTTAGTAATTTCTTTTCATGATAAAAAAGTATCCCAAAAGATAATAGGAACACCAACTCATCATATTCATGTTCCATATAATGATTTTTATGAGAAGTTAGATTCAGTAACTCAGCAGGTTATGGAACTAGAAGGCCAAGTTGATTATTGCATACTTGACTGCCCAGTATTATCTTCTGCCTTAGCAAGTAAGATATGGCAGAACTCTAGTATGTCAATATTAGATTTTGGAAAAGTATTTACAATATCTAACAAATAAACTATAATGGAAAACTCTAAAAAAGTTTCCTTTGACGAAGACGATGTTCAGTATATGACTGATCTTTTGTTGGAAACTTCTATGTCTTTAACCGATATAGCAAAAGAGCTAAATTGTTCTATCAGTTTTTTAAATAAAAAAATAAACCAATATGGTTTAAGCTGGTTAAAAACAAGTCATAAAAAAATGTCAAGAGGCCAGTCGGCTCTTACATTAATAATGCAAAAGCTTCTTCCAAATGAGGAAATAGTAAATGAATATCATTTAGGAGATAGGCTTAAGCTTGATGTTTATTGTCCTAAATATAAAATAGGTGCAGAGTATCATGGTCGTCAGCATTTTTATTTTACTGGCAGATTCTTTTCTTCAAAAGAAGAATTTGAAGAGTCAATAAAAAGAGACGAGAAAAAAATAGAAAGATGTAAAGAGTTAGGTATAGCTTTAATTGTATTTAGGTATAATGACAAGCTAACAGAAGATTCAGTTTACGATAGAATAATACAAGCCATAAGAGAAAGCCCTGTAGACACCACAACCAAAATTAAAAAACCAAGTATTTCTCAGAATAACTATTATCAAGAAAGAAAAAAGAGATATAATGATAGTAAGAAAAAAAGATACAAAGAGTTAAAGAAGAAAAATGACCGCCGAAGAAAAAACAAATAGTTATCCAATTGAGTATCAAATATTTGCCCTATGCTTGAGAAAAGATGGGGCAATTAATTTTTTTAGTGAAAATTTAAATCCAAGTATAGTTGGAATTAATCACGGAGAAAATGGAATATATGAGTTCTACAATGCCTTAATTGCTTATCATAAAGCGACAAAGTTAAATATAGTAGATCCAATTGCATTTAAATCTTGGCTTCAAACAGAAACAGAGATATATGAAGCTCTTGGTGGTGAGCCAGGAACTGATGCAATGTTTTCTATTTTAATGAAAATGGATCTTTCAAGCTCTGAATCTATATTAAAACTAATAGAGCATAAAGCAAATAAGCGCAAGCAAATAGATTACCTGCAAGAACTACAGGTTTTAATTACCCAGAAAAATAATAAGTCAGACGAAGACATAGAAAGAATTTCAACTCTAACTCAAAAAATAAGAGAGTTAGAAAGTCAAATTAACTATAATCCATTAGAAAATATAACCACTGCCGTAGACATTTCATCTAGGGCAGAGCAGCTTTTAATTATTCCAAACTTTCTTCCAACTCAATTTAAAGCCTTGAATAGGGCTATGGGATATACTGATGAGGGCGGGTTTTTTAAGGGCGCAGTTCATGCAATTATAGCTCCATCAGGAAAAGGTAAGTCAACATTTGCAAAGTGCCTAGTTAACAACTGGGTAGATAATGGCTATTCCGCATTATATGTTAATTTTGAGGAAGCTATTTCTCACTGGGAAAGAGTTTTAATGACTCAAATTATTGGAGAAAATGTATACTCAGAGGCAAAGAAATGGACAGAAGAACAAAAGTCAGCACATCTAAATAAGTTCAAAAAGAAAATGGAATCTTGGGGAGAAAGATTCATGGTTAGACATGATCCAGATACTCCATATTTTGAGGACTTAGAAAGATGGCTAAGAGATATCATGGGCCATAATTCAAAACTGCCAGATGTTATTGTTATAGATACAATACAATCAATGTTTACAAGAGGCGGAAAAGGTAAACCTAGATGGGGCGAATTCGAAGAGATGATGGTTCGTCTAGAAAAATTAGCAAGAGACATGAACTGCGTATTAATAATAACTGCTCAAGAAAATTCAAATAGAATGAAAGAAAAAAGAGAAGTAGTACAACAGTCTGATACTGGCGGATCTTTGGCAATTCAACAAAAATGTGCGGTTACAATATTTATAACCGATAAGAAGCTAGCATCTGGAGATGAGTCTGAAGAGGACTACGTTATGCAGCTTCAAATACCTAAGAACAGAATAACTGGATCAACTTTTGTTTATGATCCACCACTAGTTAGGTATAATGATACAACTAAATCTTACGAAGAATATGAAGTCGTAACAGATTCTAGTTATGATAGTTCTTCAATATTGGATGATTTATTAGGAGGAGACTTTTCTTAATGGTAAAACTTAAAACAGCAGCTATAAAAGACTTTCAAACATGTGAACTACTATATGATTATAGGTACGTGCAAAAAATTCCGGAAGCTATCGTTAGTAGAAATATAATAACAGAAAAATTTGAAAATACATTAAAGAATGTAATAAATTTTTATTTATATAAAAAACAAAGTGGATCTACCCCATCATATTCTGCCCTATTGAATAGATGGGAAAAGCTTTGGTTTCCAAAAGATACTTCAGCTCAAGATATTATTAACGATAAACATGAAAGTGCCTATGGAAACATGTCAAGCTTAACGACAAAAGCTGCATCTATACTTCTATCGTTTTGTAATTTCTTTGAAGATGAATCCATAATTCCCATTGGAATATCTGAAGAATATAATGTTCCTGTAGGTAATTCTGTTCTTATTGATAATTTTGATTTAATTTTTTCTAAACAAAATAAAATATATGTAATAAAATGGGTTTTTAATTATAAAGATTCTCATCATTATTTATACAATTTTGATTTTATATCAATGTTCTATGCCTACGGTCATAAAAAGGGCAGCATAAATAATAATGTACTCTTTGGTTATTATGATATAATGGCCAATAAGCATTCAATAGAAACATTTAATATATATAAAGAAGATATTCAGTCTTTAGAATATTGGATAAATACTATAGAAAGTAAAGAAGTATTTGTACCAAGAAGAGGTTTAACTTACTACTGTAAAAGATGCCCCTTTGATAACCCATGTTCAAAGTGGTCTGGATGGAATAAGGAAGAAAATAATGGTTAAAAAAAATTCAATATTAGATGACATTCTGCAAGATGATCAGATAATAAATTTATCAGAAGAAGAAAACAATATACTGTCTCCTCTTCTTGAGGAAATATCTATGATTGAAGATGAAGGATTAAGATCTTTTGTTAGATCTATCCTATTTAGGGCTGAGTCTTTTTGGTCTATACCTTCTTCTTTTTCTGGAAAATATCATCCACCAGACGAACATAATGAAGGTGGCAACGTCCTGCATACTAAAAGAACGGTAAGAGCTGCAAAAATATTATCAGACTCACACAGTCTTTCTTCCGAAGAAAGAGACATAGTAATTGCTGCCTGCCTGTTACACGATGTAACTAAGGGAAAGATAGAAAAGGACGGCTCTTTTGCGTATGATAAAATGCATCCTTATACTGTTTCAGAGTTTATTAAGTTTTGTCAAGAGGATGATAAAAAGTACGCAAATGACATATCTTCTTCTACTTTGTATGTAAGCGAAGAAGATGTTCAAACTCTTCTTAGACTAATTCGATGTCACCTAGGCCCATGGTCTCCAGTGCCAGAAACTATTCCAATTACATACTTAGATATGATAGTTCATTTGGCAGATAATGTAGCAGCGCATGCGCATTATATATTAGATGGAAATGAAATTATTCCAGAAAGATGGAACCTTGATGCAAGAGATGGTCAATAGAATAAATAAGAGAGCTATTATTATTTCTAGATTAGAAAAAATAATAGAAGACTCAGTTTATTATAGAAACTTTTCATCAGAAATGAATGATGAAAAAAAAATTATTATAGGTAATTATGACCAAGATTTTGGTCAGGGAAAAATTGAATAGTGAAACCAGCTAAATTAGATAATAAGTTCTTGAGTGGATGGAGATATGTAGAAGTAGCTAGATATGTTCCATCTCTATCTAGGGTTATCAGAGATAAGGATGGCGATAGTCCGTTAATTATTGACTATAATCAGGTACAAGATTACGCCGATAAACACGGAAATACTGGCATATATACTTCTGTTTGGCTGTACGACTCTAAAGATATAGAGTCGGCAACAAGATACTCTAATCTATACTTTGATCTAGATAATAAAGATATACAAATTTCTTATGATGAAACACTTAAACTAATAAATTATCTTTGCGACCTAATACCAAAAGAAGCTGTAAAAATATACTTTACTGGAAAAAAGGGATTTCATATAGAGTGTGATGCAGAGTGCCTTGGGATATCTCCATCAAATGATCTTCCTGTCATCTATAGATTTATTGCAAACTACATTAAATCTAAAATTAATTTATCAAGTTTAGATTTAAGTGTTTATGATGCAAGAAGAATGTGGAGATTACCAGGCACTAGGCATCAAGATTCTAACCTTTATAAAACACTTATATCCCAAGACGAAATGCTCAGCGGGATAGACGCTATATTTAGAATATCATCTGAGTATAGAGAAAACGAATGCACCCAAAGCAACTTTTCATATAAGGCTAATCAATGGTATAGGGATATGTTTTATTTAATGGAAGAAGATAGAGAAAGAAGTAAGGATTATCTTTCCTATTTTAATAAGCATGGTTCTTCTGGCTTAAGAAAAGTAGATAATAAACCTAAAAAATTTACTCCAAATATATTATTGGAAAAATGTCCAGCAATAAAAAGAATCGCTTTAGAAGCTCAAACAAACAAAGACATTGATCATGAATCAAGATTATTTTTATGTTCAATATTAACATATACAGATGAGTCAATAGAATTTCTTCATGGAATACTTAGTCATTGCAATGATTACAATGTAGAAAAGTCTACTGCGCATATTCAAGATTGGATTAAAAGAAGAGAGATAGGAATAGGCGGAAGACCCTATACTTGTGATAGAGCTAATTCAGTAGGCGTTGGCTGTGGTTCATGTAATCTGGAACAAAGAAGAAAATGGGTTAAAATTGGTGATAAGTTTGTCGAAACAAATGAAAAATCTTCTCCGTCACCAGTAAGATTTGCTTACACTTCTGAAAAAGATTCTAATAAAAGAAAGGAAAATAACGAATGAGTAATATACAAGATCCAGATGATGTAATAGGAGTCTGCTCAGAGTGCAACTCTGATCAACCCATGAATTATATGTACAACAATGCTTTTGCGCAACAAGGTAAACCAGTGCCTTGCAAGTATTGTGGGGGTGTTGTTATAATAGTATATAGAGAACAAAGAGATTCATCATTAAAAGGCAGCGATAGAGAAAGAGGACTTGGTTAATCTAGTGAAGAATTGGACAAACCTGCATAATCACACGGTATTCTCCATGCTTGATGGGCATGGAGATGTCGAAAAATACTTAGAAAGAGCTAAGTCGTTAGGAATGAGCGGATTAGCGACAACCGATCACGGAAATATACACTCGTGGTTGGATTTTTATGATGCAGGGAAAGCAGTAGGCGTAAAGCCAATTCTTGGCTCTGAGTTTTATCAAGCTAGAAAAACCAGATTTGATAGAGATGAAGAGGAGAGATCGGGTCCAGCAAAAAATGAATGGGAACAAAGAGGGCCTTATCATATAACCATCCTTGCCAAAAATAATATTGGATATCATAATATTATTAAGATGTCATCTAAAGCTTTTCTTCAGGGTTATTACGGTAAGCCAAGAGTAGATCATGCTCTAATAGAAGAGCATAGTGATGGAATAATAGTTTTGTCTGGGTGTTTGAATAGTGAAGTTTCTCAGGCTTTATTAAGAAATGACTTTAATTTTGCGTTAACAGCTGCAAAAAGAATGCAAGAAATTGTTCGGAAAAGAAAACTATTTTATAGAAATCCAAGATCATGGATTAACAGAGCAGAGAAAAATATCAAATCAATTAGTTGAAATAGCACAAAAGATTGGAGCTAAAGTAGTTCCAACTGGTGACTGTCATTATGTTAAAAAGGCAGACGCTCACGCGCATGACATAATGTTGTGCGTTGCAACTAACTCAAATATACATACTCCAGATAGATTTTCTTTTTCTGGAGATAAATTCTATCTTCAATCATATGAAGATATGTCTAAAAATTTCTCTGAAGATTGGCTTAGAAATACCATGTCTGTAAATGACATGATTGATTTAGATTTAAATTTTGGAGAAATATATTTTCCAGAGTTTCCTATTCCAACTAAAGAAAAATCAGTAGATTACTTTGAAAGACTAGCTTGGGAGGGACTAAGATTAAGATATGGAAATGACTTACCTGAAAATATAGTAGATAGAGCTAAGCATGAACTTAAGGTTGTTAAGGAGATGGGCTTTCCTGAATACTTCCTAGTAGTATCTGATCTTGTTAAGTGGGCTAAATCGAACTCTATTAGAGTCGGATGGGGAAGAGGGTCTGCAGCTGGAAGTATACTCTCATATGCATTTGAGATCACTAACTTAGATCCTATCAGATTTGGATTATTATTTGATAGATTCTTAGTAGAAGGAAGAAAGTCGATGCCGGATATCGACTTAGACTTTGACGATAGACACAGAGATAAAGTTATAGAATATGCTCGTTCAAAATATGGATCAGACAGAGTTGCTCATATATGTACTTTTAATAGAACTGGAGCAAAGCAGTCAATTAGAGACGCTGCTAGAGCGTTAGGCTATGACTTTGCTACTGGGGATAAGATATCAAAACTTGTTCCTCCACCAGTTTTGGGTGTATCTAAGTCTCTATCCGAGTGCATGCAAGTTACTGAATTTAGTAAGGCTTATGAGACTGAAGATACATCTAAGGAGATAATTGACGCTGCGTTTGGCTTGGAAGGTCTAGTTAGACAAACTGGAATACATGCAGCTGGAGTTGTTATATCAAAAGGTCCATTAACGGATTATCTTCCCGTCATGCAAAAAGGTGCAGACAATCCGTTAGTTACACAATGGGATATGTCTAGAGTAGAACAATGTGGTCTATTAAAGATAGATTTTCTTGGACTAAGAAACCTTGGAGTTATAGACCAATGTATTAAAATGGTTGAGAAGAAATACTCTACAGAAATAGATGTAAATGACATACCTTTAGATGATACAAAAACATACGATGAACTGTGTAGAGGAAACGCCATAGGTGTATTCCAATTAGAATCATCTGGAATGAGAAGTCTTATGCTGCAGCTTCAGCCTAAGACCATAGAAGATATAATGGCATTGATATCGTTATATAGACCTGGCCCAATGGGGTCTGGAATGGATAAGCTTTTTATCGACAGAAAACATGGCAGATCTAAAGTAGTATACGAACACCCTAAGATGGAAGACGCTCTTAAGTCATCTTTAGGTATTATGTTATACCAAGAAGATGTACTAGCTGTATCTAGGGGTTTGGCTGGATTTACTTCTGCAGAAGCAGATGACTTAAGAAAAGTTATTGGAAAAAAGCAGATGGATAAAATACCAAAACTTAGAAAAAAGTTTGTTGACGGATGTATTAAAAATTCTTCCATAGATAAAAGTTTAGCCGATAAAATATTTTCTGATATAGAATACTTTGGTGGCTATGGTTTCAACAGAGCGCACGCTGCTAGTTATGCGATGATATCTTATATTACGGCATATTTAAAAACTCATTACACTGCAGAGTATATGGCTGCTCTACTAACTTCTGTAGCAGGAAATAAAGACAAATTATTTTTATACTTAAATGATTGCAAAAAGCTTGGAATAAAAGTTCTTCCACCTTCAATAAATTATTCAGGTATAGACTTTGAAGTAATTGATAAAGATCAAATATTATTTGGTTTAGCATCAGTAAATGGAATTGGAATTTCTATAGCTGAATCAATTATTAAAGGAAGAGATAATAATAAACCATACATTTCTATATATGATTTCTATAAAAGATGTGACCCATCAGTCCTTAAAAAATCAACACTAGAGCACTTAGCTAACTCAGGGGCATTAGATGAACTAATAGAAACAGACGATGACAATGATATAAATAGATCCATAGAGCTTTCTATACTAGAAAAAGAAAAGGAAGAGCTTGGAATCTATGTTACCAAACACCCTTTGGAGGGTACATGGGATGTTATGAAAGCTTCTATAGATATAGAAATAATAGAAGTGCCCGAGTGTACTCCTGGTGCCTATCTTAAATTGGAAAGAATTATAACTTCTTCAAAAAAGATAATAACCAAAAAAGGCGCAAGAATGTTTAAGTTTAATTTGGAAGATCCTACAGGAGAAATTGAAGTAATAGTCTTTCCAAAAGACGCAAAGGGATACAGTGATGAATCTTTTAGGGTCGGAGATATCGTATATGTTTCTGGATCTTTAAATAGAGAAACGGAAGATGAAAACTCTTCTAATAGAATATTCTTATCTAACCTAGAAAAAGTAGACAATGCTACTATGTATAGTGGAAAAG